AGATTATTGATTCAGCTATTGAGATCGTGCTTGCCGAAATGCGTCTTCTGTCTCCAGGTGACGCAGCGGCGCACGCCAGCGATGAAAACACGTACGAGTTTTTTCGATACGAAAATGGCAATGCCATTGTCGGCTGGAACGGCACAATTAAGTCCTTTCCAATGAAAGAAGTATTTGATCCAAACATTGTAAATAAGGTCGCACATGAGATACAAGCAAGATTACTTCTCCCGTCTAGGAACTAACGGCTCAGAACGTTCCAAGCCAAACCGCCCCACCACCAATGCCCACGATCACCCACACCCCCCGCCAGCAGCCGGTAGCTACCGCCCTGGATCAGCTGCTGGCCGATGCCGAGGCCATCGCCCGCGCCATCGAAGACAACTCCCGCGAAGACGGCATCCCCGTGGATGCCCTGGCCCTCAGCAACTGGCGCAGCCGCATTTATCGCATCACCTCCGCCCTCACCAACGCATCCATCCCCACCCCCGCGCCATTCCTGCCGACATTCCCCTCCTTCACCGGTAAGGAACTGCTCTGACCCTCGGGGCATGGCCCGGTGAGTTGCCGGAGTACCTGCGCTCCCTAGTGATGCCATCCACTGCTCGGGTTAAGCGGTGGAACACATGGCCTCTCACCTGCATCGGGACCCGTCGAGGTCTGCCGTTGATTCCAGGGTCTTCATGCCCCAAGAGAACGGCAGCAAGCGCAGCGCCTGTTAGACCCCGAACCCTTTCCAGCCATCTCATGAACTTCTCAATCACCTACCACCCTTCGACCCGTGCAAATTCCATCCTCCCCAGCATCTTCCAATCCAGCAAGACCCGGCACATCGAATGGATCACTCCCGATGGCTGGAGCGCCCAAAAAGCCAAGCAAGACTTCGAGGCGCGTCACCCCGGCGCCGTGGTCCTTCGTTGTGTCCCCATCCCCTGCGAGGTGTTCGTTTGAGCCGTCTCTTCCCGCGATTTTTAGCCGCCGCTCTGCTAGTGCTGCTGATCGCGCAGAGGAAGTGCTCCAGGCCGAGCGCCGCCGCCGCAGTGAAGCCTCCGATCGCCGAGTAGGGCCCACAATCCTGGTCGCTCTGCTTTTGCTGGGGGCCGTCATCCTTGGTCAGGCTCTAGCCCTGCGGGACGCACATCAGCAACTGCTCCACGAACGCCACCTAGCACCGAGGGCCCGATGAGCGAAGCGAATGACCTAACGCTCTGCTGCGCTAACTGCCGGTTCTATGAAGAGCAAGACGATGAGCATGGCACCTGCAATCGTTACGCCCCTAGGCCAGCGCAAGACGAAGCCTGGGCTGAGTGGCCGTGGGTGCTGCCTCACGACTGGTGCGGCGAGTGGGCCCAGCCTCTCAGCGATGACGAACTTTTCGCCGAGTTCCTGGCACGCAATGCAGGCGCAATCGCAATGCCCCTGCCTGCCGGGATCCCGGTGCTGCCCACCGACGACCAACCAGCAAAGCCTGCCGACCCTTCAGTGATCACCTACGACACCCTTTTTGAGGATCCCCTTCGATGACCTTCCAGATCAGCTGGTACATCAAACGCATACCCAACGGCCCCGGCCGTCGTGCCCTAGTCGGCACCGAGCGCTTTGAGCAGTTTGCAGAGATGTCAACGCGGGCAAAAGACCTGTTGAATGAGGGAATGGAAGTGCGCATCCTGCCCCTGGAGGTGAAGGGATGAGCAACTCACTACCGCCTGAAAACCTTGCCTGGCTGCGCCAGTGCGCTGCTGTTGATGGCAACACCTATGACAGGTTGCTCCTGCACCTGCTGGAGCGGGTGGAGTCGCTGGAGGCACGGCCGGCCCCCAGCTCCCGAGTGCTGGCCGCTGACCACGTTTTCGGAGTCACGAAAATGTTCCCCACCCCCGAGGCTGCCCCGCCGGCCGCGCTGAGTAATGCGCTGATCAGTGCGGAATCTGCCCTATCGGACATTGCCGAGGGGGAAGAAACCAACGCAGCCCCGAACACATTCAAGTGGGCCGAGAGGCGTTGCGCAGAAGCCCTGGCGATTATCCGCCCGGTGATGCAGCAACACAAGATCTGCACTTCGGAATGGCCCCCGGCCGCCCAGCCCGCCCCGCCGGCCCCGGTGCCCTTGCAGCGCCTCATGGAGGCCCCGATGGATGCCAGGGGTTATGTGGATCTGAGGAACCCCCCACCGGCCGCGCCTGCCGGGGGGTTGGTGAAGAGGGTGCTGCGCGAGCTGCCGTCTGGCACTGATCCGAGCTATGCCCGTCACGCAATCCGCGCAGTAGCGAGGTGGATCCGCTCGGAGCTGATTAGCCGCAGCGTTGCTGATCGGCTGGAGCAGGAGGCCGATCGATGAGCCACATCCCTGCCGACTGCGCCGCTAATGGTGGCCCAACAATTAGTCGCGTTACCGGCTGCATCAATGATGAGCAGCGCGAGGCGGTGCGTGCAGCCGTGGCTGAGGCGCTGGGCGGCGCATACGACTGCACCCGCGTATGGGAGGCCTGGCAAGTCGGAACAATGGGCCCCGATGATTTCGTGTTTGTATCCACGGATGATTATCGCGTGGCAGAGATTGCCGATGCTGCTATTGAAGCGATGCGCCCCGCCACCCCGCCCGCGCAGGGGCCCGCGCCCGACTCACCTGCCGAGGCCCTTGCTGCTCGCCGGCTGCTGCAGGAGGTGGCCCGGCTGGATAACTCGGCAGGAATAACCGTTGCCGAGGTGCGCCAGTTAGCGGCGCACGCTGCCGCGTGGCTGCGCGAGAACCCGCCAGGCCAGCCGGTAGCGATTGAGCCCCGAGGCTGCCCGACGCCAGGAGCCTGCTCCTGTGTCGTCCCCGCCGCCCTGCCAGCGCCGGAGGTGGGGGAGGTGGGGGAGTTGGTGGCGCGGCTGCGTAATCGAGACCGCTGGACTCAGCTCACCGATGCCCAGGTAGACCGCGCCGCCACCCTGCTCCAGCAGGTATCCGCGCCCGCCCCGGCGGTGGCGCCGGTGGCGGTGAGTGAGCGGCTGCCGGGGCCGGAGGATTGTGACGAAGATGGGTTTTGTTGGATGGGTTACGGATACAAGCTGCCCGGAGTTGACGAAAAAGATTCATACGCTATGTGGATGCTTATGCCCAGCGAAGAATCAAGTGGAAAGGTGTGGGCCCCCGCCAGCGCCATCCCGCTGCCCCAGGTCGGGGAGGTGGAGGCGTGAGCGACCACTCAACATGGGCCGACGTTGCTATGCAAATTGTTTGGCTCATTCCCGTTTGCCTACTTATCTGGAGGAAGGCTCAATGAGCAAACCCAAGCTCCTAATTATCGGCCACGCCCGCCACGGCAAAGATACCGTCGCTGAAAAAATCCGCGACAAAGTGGGCCTCGCGTTTACCTCCTCTTCACTTTTTGTTGGGTGGGAGTGTGTTTGGTGGCAATGGGGTTGGAAGCACTATACCACCTTCGATGATATGTTTGCCGATCGAGTAAACCACCGAAAAACATGGGCAGACTTAATTTCCGCCTACAACACTCCCGACAAAACGCGAACTGCCAAGACAATGTTGAACCGTGGATATGATATGTATGTTGGCATGCGAAGAAGGGATGAATTTAACGCCTGCCGCGAGGCCGGGTTGTTTGATCACGTCATCTGGGTTGACGCCTCAAGGCGCTTGCCACCAGAAAGCGCAGATTCAATGGAGCTTGTACCAGGCGACGCTGATATATACATTGACAATAATGGGGCCCAGGAAGAACTGAATCTTTCTGTGTTGCAAACCATAAGCAAGATAGCTTTTGGGCTTACTCTTGCTGGTCTTGCTGCCATTCCTCAAACCCTGCAGGTGCAATCGTGAGCAACAGGCAGCTCTATCTGTTGTGCGCCGTGATTCTCTTCACGGTAAGCAACATATTTCAGCCCGCACTGTTATTCGGGCTTGCTTTGCTTTTTCTTACCCTGTTTTTATTCACAGAAACATGAGCAAACCACTTTCCCCCGCCGCTCAGGCGGTGATGGATGCCGCTGCCTGTGTTCCGATCCCCGATCAGCAGGCTTTTGGCATCCTTCGGTTGGAGATTGCCGCCGCCCTCCGCGCCGCTTCAGACCGAACGGAATGCCTGATCGGCGACACCTCTCACCCGAAGTTTGCAGAGGGTGTGCTTGCTGCAGGAGACCTTCTGGAGCGCATCGCCGCCGAGCTGGAGGGCCCCAATGCCTAAACCCCCTCCCATTATTCCCGCAAACTCAGCCGCCCGCCAAAGCGCTGACGGATCCTGGCAGTATCAGCGGCTTCACGGGCCAGCCCCTCAGGGAGCCGCGCCATGGGCAGACGGACCGGCCCCGGCCACCTCCACCCTCGCCGAACGCGTTGCCCTGGCGGTGTGCCGTGGCGCTTGCCCAACCGGTGGCCCATGCCCGGTCGAGGCGATCTGCAGCGACTGCCGCCGCGACTCCGCCGCCGTCGCCCACGAACTGGCCGCCATTCTCAGGGAGCGTCACGGCAGCAGCACCACCGCCGACTTCCTTGACGGGGTGGGGTGCTACACGCCGGGGGCCGGGCAAGCCGTGCAGGAGGTGGCTCATGATTGACCACAACATCCTTGACGACGCCATCTGCGCTTTTGTGCGGTCCTCCTCCGGCCATGCAACCAACAACCAAACACTGATTGATCTGGCTGGCGGCAAGTGGCGGACCGTTGACGCACGGATGCAAGCCATGCGCAAATCTGGGCGGATCCGCTGGCATGGGCGATCACGCAAGAACCACCCGCCAGGCGTTCGCTCCCATGGGTGGGAAGTTGTTGCCGAGCCAGACCGCAAGCCATGACCACCCCCAAGCGCCCCGGCTGGGGCCTCCGCATCCTCCAGGTCCGCTCCACCAACGGCACCCCCGAGGCACTGATCCTCCCCCCAGACCACGAAGCACCGTTCTGGACGGACCTCCGCCAGCTCGCCCAGCACCAAGCCCGCACCATCTACGAACCCATCACCAAATGACCGTTCTCGCTGACTTCCAGATCCGTGCCCTATGCGAAACCGGCATGGTCACCCCCTTTGACCCCGCCCTTCTCAACCCAGCAAGCCTGGACCTTCGCCTGGGCTCGAACATCCTCATCGAGTCCGCCGAGGGGCCCGGCCTTGTGCCCTACTGCATGGCCCACCACACCGCAGACGACCCCTACCGCATGGTGCCGGGGCAGTTCCTGCTCGCAGAAGGTGAGCCAATCTTCAACCTGCCCAAGTGCATCGCCGCACAGTTCGTGCTCAAATCTTCCCGCGCCCGCGAAGGCCTGCAGCACCTGCTAGCCGGATGGTGTGACCCCGGCTGGCATGGCTCACGCCTCACCCTGGAGCTGAAAAACGTCCGCCAGCTCCACTGGGTTGGCATCTACCCAGGCCTCAAGATCGGGCAGATGAAGTTCATGCGCATGGACTCCACCCCCCTTGCGTCCTATGCCGAGGTCGGAAGGTACAACGGAGATACCGCTGTGACTTCATCGCGTGGGTAGCCGTTGCCGTTCCCAAACGGCAATTATGGCTTAGACTATGGGCGACCGCAACGCCGCGTTACCCGTGCCTGCTGGCCGCCCAAGCAAGCTCACTGCAGAGGTGGTTCAGACCGCTCGGGAAATCTCTGAGCAGGGTGGCGCTTTGGACACCGTTGCCAGGGCTTGCAAGGCATCAATCAGCACCATCAAGGCATGGATGCTAAAAGCGGAACAGGGCATCGGTTCCGAACTGGAAAACCAGTTTCTGGCCGCTATCCAGGAAGGGCGTCATTCAGCAGAAATTCGCGCAATCAAAATCATCACAGGATCACTTGATCCTCGTGATGCCCAATGGTGGTTGACCCACAACCCCACGACACGAGAAACGTGGTCTGACGCTGCCGCCGATCGCCGCGTAGAGCGCAAGACCGTCGCCACCGTGATGGATGCCCTTGCCTCTGCTGGGCTCACCCCAGACGATGAACGGCGGGTGCTGCTGCAGATCCAGGCCCGTGGTCTCGGGACGCCTCCTGCGGATGAGGGGGAACCGTGACCGATCTCGTCCGCACCCTGCTGGCACGACGGCCCTATGTGAGTGAAGGCACCTTGCTTGATTGCCTGGAGCTGACCGAATGGCTTGGCCTGCGCATTGCGGCAGGCGTTGCCCCGGAGATCACCACCGCCGAGATGATGACCCGGTGGCAGTGTTCGCAGTCCACCGTGAGCAGGCGCATCGCGGCATTACGTGAGCACCAGTTGCTTGACGTTACGGACCACCCAGGACCCGGCGCCTATTGGGCGGTGTATCGCGTGGGGCTGGTGGGATGACCCCCATCCGCGCCCCTGACCCCTCTTCGCGCCTCGCCGTGCTGGAGCTGGAAAGCGATGCCAACGCCAGTAAGACTCAGGCCCCCATCGCCGGCACCTTTAAGGAGTACATCTGTTCGGTCTGCCCCAGCTTCCCCTGGAGCGACCACACTCACCGCCTAGTCGCCCTTGGTCAGCGTGTCGCTGATGGTGAGATCCGCCGCCTGATGGTGGAGCTTCCCCCGCGCCACTACAAAAGCACCATTTTCTCAATCTTTCTTCCCGGCTACTTCCTGCGCCGCTACCCGAACCGCTCGGTCGGCATCGGCTGCCACACCGCCACCCTGGCCGAGGGGTTCTCCCAGGATGCCCGCGACTACTTCACCGCTTCCGGTGGCGCCCTCTCGCCTACCTCAGGTGGCGTGAAGAAGTGGGGCACCTCTGGCATCGGTGGCCTCTGGACTGCTGGTGTAGGCGGTGGCACCGGCAACCCTGGTGATCTGATCGTGGTGGATGACCCGATCAAATCCCGCGAGATGGCCGATTCCGCCGCCTGGCGCCGTCAGGTTCATTCATGGTGGGATTCGGTGCTGAGCACCCGTGAAGAGCCTGGCAATGCGGTGGTGATCGTTCACACCCGCTGGCACAGCAACGACCTGATCGGCTACCTGCTGACCAAGAACGAGGAACTGGAGAAGGAGGGGCTCACGGCCCAATGCGAGCCCTGGCATGTGGTTTCAATGCCGATCGAAGCCACCCCTGCCAACGCGATCAAACCCCTGCCGCGCACGGTCACCCGTGAGCAGGACGACCGCGCCCCTGGCCAGGCCCTCGACCCGACCCGCTTCGATGAGGCATGGATCGAGCGTAAGCGGGCCAACACCCCCCGCCGGGACTGGGAGGCGATCTACCAGCAGGCCCCTACCGAAAGTGCCGGGACGATCTTCAGCCGCGACACCCTGCGGTTCTACGTGCTGCCAGGCCAGAAAGGGGAGGAAGGTGATGTAGTGCTGCCCGAATACGGCATCCGCAAACTGGCATCAGTGGACGCCACCTTTAAGGATTCGGCAGGGTCCGACATGGTGGGTATCGGCCTATGGCTGCAGACGCAGGAGGGCATGTTCCGGGTCGATCAGGTGAACCGCCGCATGGGCTTTACCGACACTCTCGACATGCTGCGCCGCCTGCAGCCGGTGTGGAAATTCAATGAGCTGCTGATCGAAGACAAGGCTAACGGCCCAGCGATCATCGACACACTCAAGCGCGAGGCTGCCTATGCCGTCCATGCCGTTAACCCCCTCGGCGGCAAGGTGGCACGGGCTGAGGCCGCTTCAGTGATGTTCCGCCAGGGCCGTGTATTCCTGCCGCGTCATTCCCCATGGCTAAGCGAGTACGTGGGACAGGTGATGGCCTTCCCATCAGGCACCTTTGATGACCTTGTGGATGAAACCACGCAGGCACTGAACTTCTGCGCGAGCACCGGCCCGATGCGGGTAAGTACCGCCACCTACGGCCACGGCTCCACCGCACTGATGCAGCAGCCGGAACCCCCGCCACCCCGGCGGCGGTCCGCTATCCCCGGTTTCCGATGAACACCACTCTCACGCCACAACCCACCGATACCCTCCCGGAGCCCCCCAAGCGCAGGCGACGGGAGCGCAAGGGTGCGCCGCTGGAGCAACCGGCCAAACCTGGAGCACCACCGCGCACTGAACTATCCGAGCGGCTGATTGTCGATAACCAGGGACTAGCCGAAGCAGCCGCTGCTAAGTGGTCCCGCCGCTGCTCCCGCCCCTTTGAAGACTTCATCGGCCCCGCCCTGGAGGGGTTGCTCAATGGCTGCCGCAAGTACGACCCCAACAAGATTAACCCCGAAACCGATCGGCCCTATGCCGTCAGTTCCTTGGTCTGCCCGTTCATCGAGGGAGCGATTAAGCACCACATCCGGGATCACGGCTACGACGTGAAGATGCCCAGTAAGTGGCGCGAGCACTACCCCAAGGTGCGGCGCCTTATGGCCGAAGGTCAGACCCTGGCGCAGATCGTCGAGGCCCTGCCGGTGTTCAGCGAAGACGAGATCACCGAAATGCTCGGCGCCATGGTCGGGACGGTTGAGCTAGATGACGAGCTGACCCTATTCAGCCAACACCAGCC